CACGAAAAGATGTGAAGGTGAAGGTGATAGTTACCTAACTATCACCCTGCCAAAACTTGGAAAAGCTCTCGAGAGAGGACTTGACCAAGGACATTGGCCGGCTCATGACGTGATGCCTATATGGCACCATGTCAGAGGTCTCCCCGCGTTCATGCGAGGTTTCCTCAGCCGCATCTTCGACGCCAATGGTGACGTTTTGGAAACACCCGATACTGACTGTATCTGGGCCGTGCGTCAGGTTTGCTATCTGACGCACAAGGTCGAGCGCGACTGCACCCCTGATCGGGTTGCCGCCGCGTTTGACCAATTTGTTTCCACTGACAAGGAGCTTACGGGACTGCCGGGTCGCATTGACCCTGAGAGGCTTGAACACTTCTCACGCATGTCTCGTCGGCTCTTCGGACGGCTATTCCAGCATTGCGATAACCTTATCGCTAACTGGGAACTCGTTCCGAAGCATGGTCCTGGTGCAGTCGCTGAACGCCTCTCTCAAAAGGAGAAGCGCCAGTACTCCTATTGGACTGAGCGGCTTGATGCCGTCTTTCCACATTGGAGATACACCACGAATACCCCTAGAGGTATCCCGACCAGCCTTGTGCCCATGTCTGATGAGACCCCTGTTAGGGTCATATCAGTGCCCAAGACTCAATCAACTCCGAGAATTATCGCGATCGAGCCCTCGTCTGTGCAGTATGCGCAGCAAGGTCTCAAGCGAGTTCTCTACGAGGAGATTGAGCGAGGACCCTTAGGAAAGGTCCTCGGGTTCCAAGATCAGGAACGGAATCGCTCCCTGGCTCAGCTTGCCTCGGTCTCTCGAGACTCTGGTACACTGGACCTTTCGGAAGCGTCCGACCGGATCCACTGGTTCCTCATCTACAGCATGCTCAAGCCTTATCCCCATCTTTGGGAGTTTGCTTGGGCCTGCCGTAGCTATCGGGCAGACGTACCTGGACACGGGATCATCCCGCTCCAGAAGTACGCGTCCATGGGTTCTGCTCTTACATTCCCGTTTGAGGCTATGGTTTTCACCATCCTCATCGCGTGTGCATTGGAGCAGACTGAGCGCCACCGCGTTCACCCCCACGATTTAGTGGGGCGCGTCAGCGTCTACGGAGATGATCTTATCATTCCCGTGGGTGCGATCGACTGCGCCATCGATTGGCTTGAGCACTTCGGTGCGAAGGTCAATCGAAGCAAGTCCTTCTGGACCGGAGGGTTCAGAGAGTCTTGTGGCGCCGAGTTCTACGATGGGACTGACGTCTCAGTCGTTAGAGCTCGGTCGGAACTTCCAAGTTCCCGCAGTGATGCAGCTGAAATTGCAGCACTCGCTGACCTTAGGAACCGCGCTTATCGCGCAGGCCTTTGGTCTTTCAGTGCGGACCTTGACGAATCTCTGGTTGAGTTTGTCAAGCTGCCCGTATCGAGTGCTTCTTCAACAAGCGCCGATGCATACTTGCATCGCGCCACTTTCCTCCCTGTGGAGTCTAAAGGCCAACGTTACAACGTTGATCTTCAGCGACACGAGAAGAGAGTGCCCGTCCTCGTTCCTCGGAGTACTTCGTACACCTTGGATGATGAGGCTGGGCTGTTGGAGTGGTTCCATGACGCCCTTCGCCGGGGCGATCTTGTGGATCGCTATGCCAGCCAAGAACGAGCGTCGTCGTTCAGCATTAAACGACGCTGGGTATGCGCCAC